TCCTCCTTTCGCATTATGCAGAACTGGGACGTTATATTGGGCAACACCAGCTATGCCTAGCATACCTTGTGCAAAACTATCTATCCCTGTCACATTGAACGATGGATTCATTGATATATTTACCTCAGCTAAAGCAGATAATTCCTGCGAAAATACCTGGTCAAGATATTCCTGCGAATACGTATGCAGTTCATCTATAGCTGGTCGTATAGATTTTGCTTTTGATGATTCAAGACTACTCTCAATACTTGTTATCGATGCTGTTTTGACATACCCAGTCAAATCTTCATAAACTCGATTTACATATCCTCCAATATTGGTAGAATCTTCTGAATTATAAACCTCATTTGCCACATTCCGATATAAACCTTCCAGACCGTTTCCTTTACGAGATATTTTATCGACAGACATACCCTGTAAAGTCTCATATTGTCCAAGCACATTCTGAGCAGACAACTGCATTTCTGGTGTTAAACTGTCCCAATTATCTATTAAGCCATACACCACATCCATACTTCCAGACATCGTTTCTACCAGACTTCTGACAGCCGCCTTACTTGTCTTGTCTTGTCCTTCTTTAATGATATCCTGCAGCATGGAATCCCACATAACTACTGGAGCTGACTCCCATCTCTCACTATATACATCATCACTGTAATATGCAATTGAATCGGCTACTGCTTTATTATACTGTCCAATCTCGTCTTCATAAGCTTTACTAATTGTACTAAGTAAAAATTCCTTGCCTCTCAACAAACTTTCTGCTTTTTTATTTGCAAGATCTTTATTCAGCTGTTCAACACGTTCATTATACTCATCATCAGTAAGCCCCCCGCCTTCATGAGCTGTCGAAAATGCAGCATATGAATTCTCATACCATTCCTGATAAGCCTCTGCAGCCTCTATCGACTGTTTATCAATTTCTTCTGATAACATTACAAGACTATCAGGCGTTAATTCCATTCACGCATACTGCTGTTCAAGATACGCAAATCTTGCTTCCGTCTTCCCAATCTCTATTGATTCCTGAATCTCTGCCATCTCTGCCTGAATCTTAGCAATCGTTGGCACTTTCTCAATATCAAGCAGGCCATCATTAAAAGCCTCTGTCATAGCATCGTTCAATCGTTTGCCGCACGCTGCCAGAGCCTCCTCTTTTTCACTGAAAAAGTTTAACACCTTCGTATCAATGCTATCTGTATTGACGTCTTCTGCAAAGTTATAATCCAAACTAACAGACACTGCATACTGAGCCTGCCGTGCATAGTCCTGCGCCGATGCAATATAATCATCAATTGCTTTTTTATAGGTCTCCTGCTCGTCTTTTGTCAGTTCCATTCCAACAGAGATTTTCCAATGCGTCTTTTCCAGTTCTTTTGAAGCATCTTCCATAATACCAGAAATACTTTTCAATTCGTCAAATTCTTCTAACGATGCAAGAACTGCTATCAGACTCTCAGATTGAACAAGATGCGCCGCCACTCGTTCAACATCCCTCATGGACAATTCGATTTCGCCAAAGCGAGAAGCTAAATCTGCATTGATTGCCGCATCTTCCGCATCACGGAAAGCACCTTTTATCCCACCAATCGCTGCAATTACTGCACCTGCCACAGTTACTCCTGCCGATAATGGATTTGTAAAAAACTTTGCAATGTTTAGTCCCATTGTTGCAGTCTTTAGTAGAACCATACTGCCTGTCATACTAGACAAGGCCCCAATAATTGCCCCTTTGTGCTTAATAATCCATTTCCCCGCAGCAATACCATTTTCCCATAAAAACTCAATTCCCTCTTCAAGTCCATCCAGTGTCCTTGCAAATTCACCCTGGTGTGTCTCCGCAAAATCGACAATTGATTCTGTAACATTGGGCAGACTTTCTGCAAGCCAAGACACAAAATCTTTCGCATCATCAGAAAATACATCGACAAGCCGAATTTGCATATCTTCTTTCGCGGATTCAAGCCGTTTCTGTGCATTTAGCAGCGTATCTGTAGTAATATCATACATATTTTTCAATGCGCCAGTGCTATGGACTACTTTTTCCTCTAATGTATCCCACGCATTCGTATCTGTGTCACTTCCCTCTTTCGGCTTTCTTGACTCCAACAGATATTTCATCTGCGAACTGTAATGCGTTCCCGATATATTTTTCATGCTAAAGGCTCGTTGTTCGTCATTCAATTCAGATAATGCAGCATTAATTCGATCTAGTCCCTCTTCAAATCCAATAAATTTCCCAGCATCAGTCCTTTAATCGCGGTTGTATTTCCGAACAAACGTGTAAAAATTGCATTGAGCGCTGTTCCCGCCGCTTCACCTTTTAAACCATTGTCTGCCAACACGCCCAACGCCGTAATGGTATCATCAAGATCTGCTCCAAGAGTTCTGGATGCTCCACCAGTTTTTACTAATGCTTCCATAAGCTCTTCCGCAGTAGTGTTGGCAGAATTGTTTGTTTTAACGAGTTTATCCAGATACATGTCAAGATCATCCACTTCTAGTCCCAATGCACTCATAGAGTCTGTAACCAAATCACTTGTTGTCTGCAGTTCTTTTCCTGTCGCCGCAGCCATTTTCAACATAGGATTCAAGTTCGATATCGATGTATTTACATCCCATCCAGCCAACGACATGTATTCCAATGCAGAAGCTGCTTCTGTCGCCGTAAATACTGTACTGCTTCCGGCTTCCAGTGCAGCCTCTTTCATTGCAAAAAACTGCGTAGCAGATGCGCCCGATATAGATTGTACAGTGGCCATTTCCTGTTCAAATGACACATATGTATCCATTGCATTTGACAGTGCATATGTGGCAGTAGCGCCGGCAGCTGTCACACTACCAGCCATTCCCGACAAAATCTTGGTGGATAATGCATTGACACTCTGCAATCCTGACGTTACTTTCCCTAACGTTGTTTTCCAGCTTGGAGAAGTCTTCGCACCAAGTTTCAAATCTAGTTCATATGTCGTTTTTGATGCCACGATCTCCCCTCCTTATCTTCGCTTCCTGTTTTCTTTGACTCTTTCCTTGATTTCACAATCTGTCTTGATAATTATTTCAATAATTTCAAGCAACTCTTTTATTGGTATATTTAATAAGTAACTAAGCGAATTGCTTGTTCTCATAGTCATACAGACAGCAGTTTCTTTTAAATTATGGAATAGCTGCTCACCAGCTCCTAAAATAAAAAATACAGTGCAATACGGGAAGTGATTGTCTGTTGGTCCTTCCACTTGAGCATATTGAAAAATTCAATTGGAAGATTTGTCACACGCATAGCAATATGCTTGGTGTATGTAATATCCCGAAACTTATCTCTTGGGTGATGATTCAGTTTGACCATAACACGGTCCACATATTCGCCATCTGCCGTAGTGAGGTCTTCCAATCCACTCAGGTCAATTTGCTTGATTTCTTCCCCCTCAAACCGATAAGTCTTTGACAGCGGAATCACATAAGGTACACTTTTATTGAAATCCAGCTCTGCATCTGCTGCCTGTGCAGAACTATCAGCAGCCGCTTCAACGGACGCCAGTTCTTCCATTTCCTCAGCATTCAAATTCACTTTGTCTTCGTTCATAATTTTTTTCCCTCACATTTCTCTGAAACTTAAATATACTCCATAATATCTTTTGTATGATCAATTCCACCAATAACGGCCCTCCCGTTAAATTTATCAATTTCGACGACCACATCACCATCAACGACATCTTTATAGTATGTAACTTCCTTTGTGACACTTGGTTTGCCATAGCCGCCCTTTTTTAACGAGCCGAAATTAATCCCTTTTGTCATGCCTCGTATTGTTATGGTCCTGTTTTTTAGAGACTTAGTACTATCCTCTGGATTAACAAACTCCTGTGCACTTCTAAGTATCAATGGCGTATTGTCCATCGCAGCAATCTCCAACGAACTTTTCGCAATATTAGAAAACACCAGTTCAATTTCCATGCTCTGATACTGACCAACTGCGGGAGAATCAATTTCACCAGCCATTCCAGCCAAACTAAGTGTTTCAGACAAATTTTTTAAGCTTGGAAGTGTTGTCTCATCCATTACACAAATTAGTTTATTTGCCGCTGTGGCTGTACCTACATAGACATTGTAATTGTTAATTTTATCAGGAATTAGATTCATAATTATTCTCCTCCTTCAAAAGCTGCTTGTAAAATCTGTGAATCCCAGGTAAATGTATTCTCAATATATTCTGCAGG